ATGGCATTGATCGGCACCATCTTATTATTTGCAACCCTGTACTGGTTCTGGCGCTTACATCGGCGCTACCGTGGGCGTCAATGGTGGCGGCATAGTTGGCCGGCCATTATCGCATTGCTCGTCAGCTTTAGTATTCTCGGCACATCTGATGAATCCACTCAGCCAACTGTGAAGACAAAGACCGTTACTAAGACACACTTAGTAACGGCTAATAATGACAAGCAATTGACGGCACTTCAGGCTGCCAATCGTGCTTCTGCTAGCAGCTTAAAGCAGGCTGTGAAAAAACTTTCGAGTAGTCAACAACATATTGACAAACTCAAGGCTACGAACAAGCAAGCTGGTGCAACTTCGACAACAGCACCAACCAAGGTCAATTCTGACCATAACCCAAGTAACACTACGTTGGCGAGTAAAACTTACAACGGTCAACAAACGATCACGATTAATCAGAATCAGCCCGCATTTACCGCTAAGGAGCTCAGTACGAGTCAGGGTGCCTGGCAACAATATGGCAATTTAGACTCACTTAACCGGGTGACGGCTGCTAATGCCCTCTTAAATCAGTCACTGATGCCCAAAGCTGAACGTGAGGCCCTGAATGTTCGACCAACGGGTTGGCATAACAAACGCATCAGTAGCGGTTGGCTTTACAACCGCAGTCATCTGATTGGCTATCAATTAACGGGGCAGAACAACAATATCAAGAACCTCATGACCGGAACCCGTTCTTTGAATGACCCTGAAATGACGACCTATGAAAACCAAGTTGCGGCCTATTTGAAAGAAAGTCCGAAAAACTACGTCCGCTATCAAGTGACCCCCATTTTCAAAGGTAACGAACTGTTAGCCCGCGGTGTTCAAATGCGTGGTCAGTCAGTTGGTAGCAATGCTGTCAGTTTTAATGTCTATATTTTCAATATCCAGCCCGGTATGACCTTGAACTATACTGATGGCACTAGTCAGGTCAGTCACTAACGATCATTGATCATCGTATTCAGCCTATCACGCAGCAGCCACAAAAGTGATAGTGCCCTGTCGACCAGAAGTTCAACCCAAGTGAAATTTTAAAACAAGCCCAACAGACGTACTATGCGACGTTCTGTTGGGCTTGTTTTGACTTGCTTAATCCAATACGGTTACGCCTCTAACGCCAAGTCACCGTAATCATACGGCGGTTGATATCAAGTTGCACTAACAATTAGCCTAAGTATAAATTCTCAGTAATCGTTATATGCGTGGTCATGCACGTGATGATTCGCACCAAAACCACATCCAGAGATAAAAAAAGACCACACCCCATAGTAGGGTGTGGTCTGATGACGTTCCGTTAAGTAAATAATTACTTAAGGGTAACAGTATTATTTGCTTCTATGACAGTAGTTTAACAGATGCTGTACCAGAACCGTACCAGAATACAGTTAAAATAAATTTTTATTATATTGCCGGTACTTCATTTTTCCAGTTTTACATCTTTTTACCTTTTTTGTAAACCTTACAAAAAATCCTACACCGACCAATTAAGGTTAGTGTGGGATTTGTTGCTACAACAAACGTAGACCAGATTCTTGTTTATCATCCAATGAAGACATTTTCTCATTGATCAACCAGTAGTTAACTTCAGCAATTGACAAACCATCCCATAACCTAAATCCGTCATGCCCTCCTAGAACTATGATATTAATTATTAACACATTTCACGATTTTATTATAATTGCGATTAATCATAATAAATTCTAAATATTAAAGTTGTATTTTAATATTTACATATAATATTAAAATGTGATATTCTTATAAAGAATTCAATTGGAGGAATACGCTATGAAATATCAAACTTTACACGCTTACAAATACAATGGCTCCAATAATGCACTATCACAAGATGAAGTAATTGCAGAATATCAAAGAAGATTGAAATCTCCAAGTGTTTGGGTTACCAACCTTCATCCTCTATTGACAAATACTCGCGACAGCCAAACCGATAAATATCCAATTTTCTTTTGTTCTACAACTAGCACTTTGACTCGCATTCAAAAAATTAATCAGAATTCCAGGAAAATACAAAAATTGATTAAATCTCTGCCTGGTGTTGCTGAACGAAAATATACAAACGAAGTTTTAGCAAACGAAATCTTTTTCACAAATAAAATTGAAGGTGTCAAAACTAATCTTAATGAGATAAAAACAGTCGTTCTGGAAGAAGTAGAAAAAAACAACAGACAAAAACAGGTACGACTCGCATCTACAGTCCATATGTACAAAGATATTTTTAATCAAAAAATCATAAAAATCAATAATTTAAAAGATTTTAGATCTATATATGATGATTTACTTGATGGAGAAATTTCAAAAACAAATTTGCCAGATGGAAAATTATTCAGAGATACTAAACACAATGTTTGGATTGGTAATGACTTCAGTGCCATTCATACACCACCTAGAAATGAGAAACTAATTTCTGAAAAGCTCACTGAACTAATTGATTTCATGAATAATGACGAATTCTTAGAGCTTCCCAAAGCTATCGTTACACACTTCATGTTTGAAAACACACATCCATTTTACGACGGGAATGGCAGAACCGGCAGATATTTACTTTCAGCATATCTTGCAAATAAAATTGATCCATATACAGGCTTGATTATTTCTACATCTATTCATAATGAACAAGCTAGATATTATAAAATGTTTAAAGATGCTGAAAGAGAAGATAATTTTGCTGACCTAACAATATTTATAGAAGACTTTCTAAAAATAATTATCGAGGGACAAATTGACGTCATAACAGGTTTAAACGATAAAAAAGAACGTTTGGATGTATCAGCAAAAATTCTATACAACTTATATCCCCATCCAGATCCGGACAAACAGGATCTTAAAAATAGTCCCGACCATCTTTCAAATTATAGGCATTTTACTTATCTTTATATCCTACTACAATCATATCTTTATGATTCCGATTCTAATCAGGTTACTGACACAGAAATCACTAATTTTTTATACAATAAACATACTAGATTGTCTTCTAAAATTTCCACAAAAAGAACTATAGCAGACCTTGAAGATAAGAATATGATTTTCACTACCTGTGAAAATCCGATTCGTCATACATTCTCCAACGAAATGGCAATAAAATTAAAGCTTAAAACAAAATAAAGAAACTCCCTCGTAACAGTTAAGATTCATTGTTACGAGGGAGTTTCTTGTTATACATATTACAACCACCAAAAAAATCCCCGCACTAACCAATAAGGTCAGTGTGGGGATTAAATTTTACATGCTTATGAGGCGGATTCTGACGCCGTTTCAGTGTCAGATGATGCAGAACTATTCACTACAGCGACTGTAGACGTGGGTGCTTGTAATTCGTCAGCGGCCTGATTAGCGGTCGCTTCAATCTGACTTTCCTCATCGTTATCAGTCGTTGGTGCCGTCACTGTTTGAACGTCAGTAATAACACCCAGCATCCCGAGGATCGTTAATACAGTGTTGATAACAGCGACAATGGCTGACCAGTCACCAGTAAATTTAACGCCAAACACGGCAAAGATTTGTTGAATCAAAACAATCAATAATGAAATAATTCCAGCGATCAATTTACCATTTAAGCTTCCATCGGCATTCTTAAAACTAATTTTTTTCATTTCCTTTGGCTTCCTTTTCATATAGATGTTTAAATTCAATGTCGTGACCATCTAACCGGTCTTCTACCTTAATAACCCGATTTTCAATAGCGTTCATTGTTTTGGCGTTTTGCTGTCGTACTTTTAAACTTTCATCAGTAAAACGGCTAAGCCGCTTGCCTAAATTGTTAAGTGGGATACGGACCGTCTTATTGAGAATCCAATTAGCTAATACACAAATACTAGTAACAATGGCAGCAATCGATCCCCATTCATCCCAACCTAATCCTAATAGTGTATGCAATTACCGCACCACCAATCGCTGGCCGGGATAAATAGTGGTGTAAATCGTCTTGCCACTCTGACTAGCTAATGTAGTCATGCTTAGGCCGTTGTGCTGAGCGATTGACCACCAGCTGTCGCCAGACTTGACTGTGTAATACGTATGACTAACCAGATGACCAGTAACTCGCTTCCCGTATGCTGTCCCGTTGGTGACACCTAGCTTGATAAAGCCATACAGGCCGTTTGAGCGAGTGTAGCGTGCCCATACATAGTCGTGTTCAATAATGACCGCGTTGTAAATCACACTCTCACCCTTATGATAAGTAGCAACTTGACGTACCTTGTCTGAATCAGTGTAGCGAACAGCTAGTGTCCGATTAGGATAGAACACTCCTTGCTGGTTGTATTTAACGACCTTGAATGTGGCCTTCTTAGCCTGTTTAACATTGGCCTGTGCTTTAGCCTTGCTAGCAGTTGTATAACCCGACTTAGTAATGCCCGTTAAATCGACATTGCCGTCTAATCCACCTGCTTTATACATACTAGTGAATTGGAAGATAGCTACGCCGTCAATGCTAGGGAACCAGTTGTAATCAGGGCTAGTTCTCACCAAGTAGTCTGGATACTCAGCTAACCATAGACAGCTACCATAGGATTTTACAATGGCGCTAGTGTTAACATGGGCGCTTAGATAGGCCTTGCCGGAATACAGCATAGGGGTATAGCCAGCGTCTTTAATAAGCTTCATTTGAGCTAGAATGACATTAGTGTTGGCTGTCACGCTATCAGAAGCACCGTCCTCATAGTCTAGTGCGACAATACTACCCTTGGGCGTCCTAATCCGTGGCAAGTAATAGGCCATCATCGCCTTAGCATTGGTCATATTGCCACCAACACCGTCCCACAAATAGGTGTGCACTCGTTTACCAGCCTGTTTAGCATTGGCAACTTGGCTGTTATACGTGGTCTGAGGGATATTAGTCCCGCCATAAAAGCCACCCGCCTGTGAGAATACAAACTTATCAGTGTTATATCCGAATGTCCCACTATTGCCGTTGTACTTAGACCAATCAACCCCCTGTTCACGACTAGTTGAAGCTTGACTGGTAACATTGACCATTAAAAAGGCCATAAAAATGGCGCCCACCATTAAGATGAGTGCCTTTAAATTGTGCTTGTTCAATTGTCCACCTCCTAATTTAATGTGTCTTCCGTCCGGCAAACTACTTATAAATTAAATTCGGCTACGTTTGAGATACTACCACGTCCACCGACAAATAAGCTTCGTTTTTCCGAATCGATAAATGCAATTTCTGGTTCTAAACTAATGACATTATTTTTATAATCAGTCATTTCTGATTCATAATCATTTACGACTTTATAACTACCATCATCAAGTAAGTGTAATTGATAAGCTTTTTGTTTTACATGACTTGTAGCCGTATATAAATAACCGTTAATTAAAGTGTTTTAAGCAAGGCATACTTAATTGCATTGTACGCCATCAAAGCGATATTTTTATAACCGCTCGTTGCTGGGTGAACGTTATTCGTTCCAACATTTGTTGTTATGTCACTGAATTGGTTGCTTGGTACTTCAGAATGCGGGAAGTCTAAACGCATATCTAAGCAAACATATTGAGGATTCAAGAAAATCCGTTCAGCTTCTCTTTCCTTGAATTGTTCATTTGTCTGTTTTGTTATCTTCATAATTGCATCTCTTCCCTGGTCAAACCAATAATTAGACCATCTGTTAACTGAATGACTCAATCCCACGATGAAAATTACGTTAGGATTTTTAGCTTTAAACTGTTTAATAAAGAATTCATAATGGTCCATCTGCGTTTCGGTAGTTCCATTTGTAGTGTATCTATTTGTATCGTTTATCCCGAAGTTTAGTAGAACAATATCCGGAACAGCTACATCTGGATGGTTTGCAAAATAGTAATCTAAGTCAAACGTTCCAGTTGATGGATTAATAAAACTATTCGTTGCTCCGTTTGCTTCAGCAACATATCTTAAAGTTCCAGCCCCCCAACCAGATCGCGCTTCATGCTTAATTCCCCAACTTGATCGTGTTCCGACAAAGTTGATTTTCGCTACATCGTTCGTGAAGTTATCAGCTAAAGCTTTCATATAGTCGCCTGCTTCACTAGTTGATTCACCTATAACCATTACATTGATATTTTTACCAGAACCCGCATTTCCCGGAACAGATTTGATGGGTATGTCGACTATTTTTCCATCATAGTTAATTTCATTAACAACGTCAGATGTGTTTGTTAAAACTACCTTATCATCTCTTTGGTTTACAGCGGTAACAGCCAATGGTTTGGCATACAAATTTTTTCCAATTAACAAGTTATCAAAATAAATGTAACTTTCTTTTCCACTAACTAATGGTACATAATTCGGTAGATTGAAATTATCGTCAGTCAATGCATCGTATGGTTCAGAATATCCCCATTTGAATACATTTTCAAAAGGAGCTATTTTTTCTGCTTCCTGATACCAATTATCATTGTCTGACATCAAATAACCGATGTACATTGTATACATGTTAGGTTCACTGTTATATAACTCTGCTAGGTCTATCTTTAGTAGACCGTTTTCGTTATCATACCATGTGCCACTGTGACTATTATAGTCAATATTTTTATAACAACCTTTTATATCAGACAGAACAAATAACTGAGCTGTATCAGTTTTTGACTGAGGTAATTTAAGAACTCCCTGTTTAGGAAGTTGTTCTAGTTTAACAGTCATGTAATTACCTTCATCAGCTAAAGCAATCACTCCAGATGTAGGATCGTATCCCTCCAAGCGTTTACTTACTAGTTTTTCAACAGAAATGGTACTAGTAAATGAGTCAGACAACTCTTGTAAGTTTTCTGGTTTATTTTTATAGGGTTCTGTATTTAAAGACTTAAAAGTATCTAAGTCAATCGTTCCTATACCCTCTACGCTGAAAGTACCTAAACTTGCTGTTGGAACACTCAAATACAGATACACTCCATCGGATATTTCATTGACTTTAGTTAAATCAATTTCGATGAAATCGTTAGAAATCGTATATCCGTATCTTGAAAATGAAGGTAAGCCACTCCAATCTACCCGAAACGTCATTTTCTCATTTTCATCTACACAAAACATGACTTGCCCGGAAACTGGCTGAATTTTAGGGAATCTAATTACTCCGCTTTCCGTAAACGGAACTTTAAAAACTGTGCTATATTGATTATCACCTAACAATACAGTGTTATCTGGGTTATTGTCGACAATAACCTTGTTGTCTAGTTTTTCAGAGCGTTCTAAAACATTTTCGGGTTCAAATGATAACTTGTCTACGCTTATAGCTCCATCGGCAATACCAACAGATTGATAAACACCAGCGTCTATCCATGTGCTATTAGCCCAAATAAACTTGTGCCCTGTGTCAGCAGTCACGAATAGACCCGTTTTCCCGTTTGGATAGGTTGATTGCAATACCGACAAGTTAGCAAATGTTTCAGGTACTGAGCTAATTTCGGAAATCTTAGCGTTTATACTGTTGTTCAAGTCATTTTCTTGACTATCCATTCGTTCTTTCAACGTTGGATAGGTTTGACTACTTGAATTAGTTCTAGCGTCTTGAACTTCAACTGATGTAGCACGTTCTTCCGAAAGAGCAGTTTCGGCGTTTGTCTGTGTTGTGTCTGCTTGAGTTTGTAAACTCTGGAACGCAGGTGCACTAATTAACCCAGTATTATCAACAGTCCCGGTGTCACCTTTGTCCCCTTTATCTCCTTTAGCAATCGTGCTTGCGGCTTTATTCATTGCTTTCACAAAATCGTCAAAGGTAATGGTCGTAATCGTGGCACCCGAACTATTCTCGATGTTAGCTGTTACTATAAAGTTGAGTGGGTTGCCACTAGGATAAATACTAGTGCCTTGGGCGTCTGTCACCCAGACTTCTAAAAAGTAATTACCGGTTGGAAAATTAGCCAACGTATCTTTGTCAAAGCTAAAATTGAATTGTCCAATTGGTAGTTTTGCCAAACTATCGATACTAATTAGCTGCCCACGTAAATAGCCGCTACGGTTACCAATTTTGACAGTAATTAACTTCGCCGTTGTCAGGTCAACCGGTAGGTCTTCGTTTTTACATACCAGCGTAAACGTTGTTTCATCATCGCCGACTTTAACTTCTTGCGGTGTTTCATACGCAAATTCAAGTGTCTTTGTCATTCCATCACCTCCCGTTATTCAGTGGTTGGTGCCACGTAATCTTCACCAGTGATTTCTTTGTATTGATCGGCTGTCAAGCCGACTCCCACAAACACTTTATAATAGTTAGCGTCATTTTGACCCCAAGACTTAAATAGTTGGCATTCTTCATAAATAGTCATTATTTAGCACTCCCTTTGCTTAAAGTTGCAATCTTTGCTTCTTGATCCATGGCTAATTGTTTCAATTGGATAATGTCTTTTTCCTGTTGCATCAGTAATTGTTGCTCAGTTGTGGGCATTGCCGGTGCCTCTGTTGGCGCCGTGTAGTCTGGATTAATGACAATCAAATTCTGCTTTAATAAATAACGTCCAGGCTGAAAGTTAACCGTAAATTCGTCCGGAATTGTTCCCGTATAATCGATTCCCCCCGTCAAGCTTCCAAAAGACGCATAGCTCGTAATTTGTTGTTGTTGATCGACTAATAGCTGCATCACGTTACCCCCTAATTCCTTCGATTCGCTCTAAAACTGTATCTGTAACTTGAGTTGAATTTCCTGGTGACGGATTAAATAATACTTGAGAAATCGTCATACTGTTGCCATCATCACTCTGGTCTATCGTAAGCTCAAGTGAACGGGTATTTTTACCATCATGAGTTTGGCCGACTTGTGTAACATAACGTGTTTTACCATTTATTGCTGAAGTTCTCAGACGTGTTTGACCTAATACTGTATTCACAAAAAATTGTAAATCATCAAATTCATTGACAGATGATTTTAAATTAACTGTATCGCCAAGTTTAGCAGCGCCTTCCCACAACTTGACGGGCATAGCAGAATGAGGAGCCCGCCACTGGCCCTGATACTTTTCAATATAGGTTAGACTACCAATAAACAGCAAAATGCCATAATTACCGTCATCGGTAAACACAGATACAATAAATCCATTAGCATATTCATTATCCATATGTGGCAAATTATTTTCAGTGCTGTGGTAGTGATATAAACCACTTTCATTAATCGCTTGAATATCATTGTTCGGAACGGCTACCGCATCCTTGAAAGCATCCCCAGTTAGTAGCACATTACGCCCATTAACCGTTAGTTGATCGGTGAAGTTCTTCGTCCCACCAATCGCCATTTGATTACCGCTAGTCATGACTAATTTATCAGTTGCGTCCTTAATCGCTTGCGTTAAGGTATAAGGATTGGTTAGATTGCCATCCTTATCGACGAGTTGATCGAAATATTCTTGTGTCATTTACTAAAACTTCCTTTCTACACTAGCTTTCTCTGATTAGGATCATAAGAAATTACCGTGTCAAATGGAGCTAATTTAGTGTCTAAATCGCTGGTTTTGACAATGTTGCCAGCCTTAATTTGAACGTTCAAATTATCAATTGCGTCTTGAGCATTCTTGACAGCGGTTTGAACACCATTTACTTGAGTGGCAAAATTATTTTCTTGTGTTAGTAAATCTTTGAGACTATCTTCGTACTTGGCTTGAACGTTCGCAATCAAAGCTTCATAATCGCTGAGATAATCTTTACTATTAATCCCCATTTCAACAATGTTTGAATCAACATGAATTGCCACATCAACGGTCGTATCGACTTGATCGCCACGCATTAGTTTGAAAAATGCTTGTTTGTAATCCCCCTTAACCGTAAAAGCTTGCGGCGGGAATACGTACCTAAAAATGCCGCCTTGTGGGTCTAAGACAGTCCCACCGTTATTATCAATAATATGAGTATCATCAGGTTTAACCCCTTCGAACACGACGTTAATTCCAGTCAGGTCATAATTTCCACCATTAGAAACCAGCTTCACGGTAACAGCCTTGAGACCACCATCGCCAACTCGGGCATAGATGGCTTGCTTGGTCACTTGGTTATCTGGTACTTTAGTAATGTCATACACTAAATCTTGGTTTGCCATTTAGTTCACTCCTATCCATAGAAATAATATAGTTGCTTGGCTAACTCTTGGACAATAAGCTGATGACCAACACTATTCGGGTGTAAGCCTTCTGGCATCATTTTTTTCCGAAAAGCTGGGTTCATCGGCTGGAATAATGCCGGTTGCATGAAATCGGCGTATGGTAAACCCAAATCGGTGCAAGCTAACTTTTGTGCGTCCATGTAATCATGCAAGTCTTTCCCCAGATCATTTTTTGTGCGATCTGTCCGTCGAATTGTAGTACCATCAACTGGTACTTGAAGTGTCGCTGTCATGACAATAATTTTAGCTTGTTGATTAAGCGAGCGAATATTGTCAATGACGCGGTAAAATGCACCAATGTAAGAAGTCTTTTCATCGTCGGATTTAGTACCGATTGGGGAATTTGCTAACCAATCATCATCAGTGCCTTGAATGATTACTAAATCGCAGCCAGCAATTTGCTTACTTTGGGCGTAAATACTGTTATCATCATTGTTCATCATATGAGCACCGCTGCTTGAGACGTTATTAATCTCGGCCCCAGAAGCTTTCACTAAAATATCCCCAAAGTTGACGTCAGCAAGATGACCATGTGCGACACTATCGCCGATAATGCCAATCTTTTTAGCATTTTTAACAGTAGTAGAGAGCGCCAAGTAATCAGTGCTAATTCTGCCAGCATCGTCAACCGTGATAGGCCGTTGCCACATCTCAGTGCTACCTTTCAGATAGTTGATTTCAGCCATCAGCCGGTCACTCATGGAAGCTTGTTGCTGGCCTTGCGAATCAGTTCTAAACGTCAGCACTTCTTGTGTAATTTGAAGTGGTGATAAGTCAGGCAAAATAATTGCTCGTATTTCTCCCCATAGCTCGTTTTTAAACGCTTCAAGCTGTTCTGGCTGGATAATTAATTGATTGACCTCTTTTTCTAAATCATTAATTTGGGACTTGATTGTCTCCCAATCGTTTTCATTCAAAGCATCTTGAATTATCGTAAAGTTAGATATCAGCATTTCCCGTAGCGGAGCATCATACACAGCAGATAATTCATTAGCGAATAATTTAATGCTCATTCAACCGCCTCCTTCTTTTGCCACGTCACTTTCCCGTCATTATCAATGGCAGGTTCCCATACCGTTCCATCTGGTGACGTCAACTGCCCAATTAAACTTAGTCGTTGGTCCAAGTCATCACTAGTAACTAACTCTGGTTTATTGGCAATCTTCTCCCAGCTAATTGGAAACTGCATTGAAAGAATATTAATAGCCTGTTGCACCGTCATTTTATCCATTCGCGGCACCACCCAATGCATTAAGTCTTACTAGTGTACTCGCATCAGTAATCAAATCATTGCCGTCTACAGCATCAAGCCCGGCCTTTAGCTGTGCGATTTGCTTACCAGAATCACTATGAGCAGTCTGCAATCCCGCGGTGATTTGTGTAAAGCTTTTGGCCATATTGCCAAAGGTTACGCTAGTCGTTGCTGGATTAACCAAATCAATCACGGTTTCACTGATTCGAGTTTCAACGTCCACACCATTACGATCCCGAATATAGCCGTAATTTCCAACCTCACTGTTATTAATCATTCCAGGTACCGAGTTAGTTTTAAAATCATTCAATGTCGCAGTTCGCTGAATCAACGGCACATCTTGTAATTTTGATTTCAAATATGCCAGCAATGAATCACTGTTTGTAAACCGCTCATCAGAAATTGGCTCTGCATCAATTACACCCCACGTTGTTGCGTTAGGACTCGTGTACTCAGCAGTAGCCAATGGCTTTTCCTTGTCGTCTAACTTACCTGTACCTTTAATATGCGTAGCAATCGTCGTGTAATCACTCTCATCTGTCAGCGAGCTAAGATTCAATCCATCTAACCAAACGAAAGCATCACGCTTACCGACTTGTTTATAAATATCAATGTGCTTGCCCGTACTAGTCCATTCGAAATTGAAGTCCGACATCAAAGTGTTTAAGAATAAATCAAACGCTAATCCAGTACCGAAATCTTCAGAAAAATCATAATGATTGAAATCATCATGAATTGTATAAGTAAAACCAGTGCCTTCAGTAATTAGCTGCATGCAGCTATCGAGCGACTGAGATCCCTTTATACTCTTTTCAACGTAATGGTCGTTTAAATCGTGCGCAGAACCTAGAAACGTTGCTTTGACATTACGACTACCACCGATGTTAGATCCATTCATGGTCTGAATACGATAAGCTTCACCACTATCAGAATCTAGCAAAAGCGTGCGTGGTTGCAACATGCCTACGGCAGACGCATTCGTACCCGTGTTAATGAACGTCAATTCCAACTGCGCCACTTGATTCACGGTTTCAGTCAATTGTGCTGAAATTGGGATAACTGGTAGTTCGTTACCTGTTACATCACGTAAATAAAACACTTTCACACCTCCTAAACGTAATACCGTGTATCAAATTCCAAATCATAATTAGTTGCGCCTGCAATTTGTAGCTCGTTAATCCCTTTGACGTAATCTAAATAGGCATGATTCCCCTTGCTGTAGACATTCACGCCATCCACAACTGGAACCATGCCATATAAAATTAGAGTTTGGGATTTCTTCAACGCTGATTTAACTGAAACACTTGTCCCGTAGTTTTGTTAGTAATCGATAATTGACTAGCCACATCTCCATGGAAGGTTAATGTGGCCGTCTTGCCATCAGCCAGCAGCGGAATTGAACCACCAACAAACACCTTGACGCCACTTTGATTGGTGAAACGATACGGCGGCAAACATGCAAACGGAATATCAAATCCTAATGGAATGTTATTCTCCATGTTAGCAGTAGTGTTAATCGTCTCACCAAATCCACCAGTAACAACTAGGTTAACTGTGATATCCTCCGTCATAATAGGTGACGCTTCATAAGGGTCTACATTAAAACCATCATCCGCATGGACTGGCCAACGAATCGATGGAATGACGCTACTAACAACATAAAAATCTTCGTAACCACGAAATAAATCAAACAGCTTCAACCGCATTAGTTCTTGGTCAACTGAGTCAATTGTTTTAACGTCAAAAACTAGTGGTATCTTGCGTTCACTCGTGTGTGTTTCAGATGAAGCTACATTGTACTTACCAACTGACGTGTAAGTTCGAGTGAACGTTGGTGCAGGTGGTGAAAACTTTTCTACTTGAATACCCAAATCAGATAGCCAGTAATTACTGCCATCCTGTTGAATCACTTGAATATCTAACTCCATCTATTTGCCTCCTCTCGCTCGATCAATGACAATATCTTGGCCTAGAGCCAGCTTAATTAACGGATACTGGGCATTAAAAAGGACGCCATTATCTAGTTTGGCAGTGATGTTAACTGTCTTGCTAGTAATTGCGTCCACTAATGACTTGACCATGCCTAGTACATCGGCAGTTCCGTTCGCCACTGCACCACTGACCGCGACGGGCCCGCCGTTCTTAGGAACATCTAAGGGGATGGTACTCTTTAATCCAGCGGCCTGCTCCGCACTTGTAGCAACGAAGGCCTGCTGACCAAATGACATCTTGACAGCTTGATCCGTTAAATACTTGCTGTAATTCGACTGATCATCCGGAATATGAATCTCACGTTGGTTATGCTCGGAAACCCAAGCAAGTTGTTTTTCGTAGGACTCACCGCCCTTGTCAAAACGACGATGACCGCTTGGCGCCCAACCGCGATTCCACATCAAATCGTTGTACCAGTTTGAATCGTTAAATAACGCCAATAATTGGTCATAACCATTAGCACGGTTTTCATGGCCTTTAACCGCGTAATACCGGAATGTTTGTCCGATAAATTGAAGTAACCCCTGAGCAGGGTCAACACCAGTATTGACATCCACATAGCCATGTTGAAATACTGTTGGATTACCGCCGGACTCGTGATTGATGGTATTAAGGATTTTCTTAACGCCATCTTCAGGCATCGATACGTGCATAGCAGCGGCGGCTCGTTTGATGTACGGAATCCACCGTGTTACACCAGCGCCACCCGGATTACCAGCACCCTCAATGGCTAGTTTCTTTAGCCAATTGGTTTGTTTCTTTTCCCAGTCCTTAGTATCTGGGCCAAACTGGTTCTGTGAGCCACCCGGAAATAGGTTCATATCAAAACTTGAATCTATTAATTTTTCCCAGTTCTTAATCGGGTGCTCCATGAACTTCATAGCATCACCAAATAGGTTCTTGATCCAATCAACGATGTTACCACCAGAACCAGTCGCAAACATCGGTAACCCCATCATTTTAAGGAATGGTGCCGCTTTTTCAGTATCCTCACCTGAAAAGACTTGAGCACCGACAGGCAAGTGGGTCACAGTTGGAACAGCCGGTGACAGTCCTAATGATCCATTACCGTAATCAATCAATTCTGGCTTATATCCATCACCAACTACAGCAGTTTCAGCGCTTGATAGCTTACCGTTAGTACCGTTTTTCCAATAATTTGCAACTTTGGTAACTGGTTGTCTACTATGAGTTTTTTCGTATGATTGTTTGCCACCCACAGCTTTCGATAAATCATTAGCACTGTTTCCACCTATATCAATGTTCTTAGCAACAGCTTCTCCAATACCTCCAGCAGCCTTCAATGGGTCAGCTGAATATTGAACCAAGGCATCATTAAATGATTTCATAGAACTTTTGCCTGCCCCGGTTGCCTTCTGCCCTAAAGTTAATTCGCCTTGAATTGAATTAGCAGTACCCGTAGCGGTTTGGATGGCGTTTTTTTTGTTAGCATCGAGGCCATCATTATAACTATCCATCGTGTCCCCACCACTCTTGCTAATATCGACATTGGTGTCTCCTGCGATCATGGCAGCAAGTGCTTTGAGATAATCGTGTGTGGATAACTTCTTATCTTTGTAGCCTCGGTTTAAGCTATCCATTGTGTAATGGCCTTCACCGTTAAGCTTAATGGTGGCGCCTTTGTGTACTTGACCTTGTAATTTTTTTAGTACGCTGTCGGCCTCAGGTATCCCTGCGTCTAATCCGTTGGCTAGAGCATTCATATTTTCTTTACCAATATCACGCAAAGACTTCTTGCTACTAAACATCTTATTTAGCGCTTTACCATAGCGTGTCTTTAAATCACTCTTGGTAATAATTCCAAGATCCAAGCCTAATTTGAGTGATTGAATATCGCTCTTACCCAGCTTAGATAAATCTTGCTTAAAGATAGCAGCATATTGCTTACCATACTTGCCTTTTAAATCGGAGTCTGTAATTGAGCCATCTTTCAAACCTTTCTTCAATGTTGAAATATCATCTTTACCCAGCTGTGATAAGTCTTTAGGAAACAGCCCCATGATTTTTCCATTGAATTGTCCATTTAGGTCAGATAATGTAATTACGCCATCTTTGAGGCCTTGCTTTAGAGTCTTCATTTCCTGACTGCTTACTTTAGAAAGGTTGTGTGGGAACAAACTAACAATGGAATCACCCAAAACTGGCTTTAACTCTTTTAGCGTTAATACGCCACTAGACAAACCAGATTTTAGTTCATCCATAGTGGATTTGCTCAAATCACTGGCAGATGTAATATTTCGCGACTTCAAGTCGGCTAAAATAGTATTAAAATAGACTTTTGCTTCTTCATAGCCTGTCTTCGAGCCAGAACGAACATCGCTCCAAAATGAAGTAGCTGTCTTCTTACCATACTTTCCAAGATCAATCTTGCTAGTTGTGTCTGAAAGATCCAGACCCCATTGCTTAGCAACTGCCGTAGCACTTCCCAGGCTTCCGTTGTTCAGTGCCTTAATATAATCGCTATGAATCTTAGCGGCCGCTTTGGCGTTATCAGCACCCGACTTAGTAGTGGTTGCTAGTAAGTCATCAGCGTCAACTTTGGCTTGAGCAACAGCTTGGTCAGCATCCATCCCCATTGCCTCATAGGCTTTTTCCTGAGACTTCTGGAACTTAGCTATATTCTTTTCAATGGTCCCATGTGCGTTGACTTGATCATCAATGTACTTCTGATTGTCTTTTTTATGATCAGCAATCCACTTAGCTGCCGATTCTTCACTGTTACTGACATCGTCCCAATAAAGCTTTTCCTTTTTGCCATTCTCATCGGTAATCGTTTTCGTGTATGCATCATCAAGCGTTTGCTTAGTACGCAAGCTTTCGCGACCGTTATTGTTATACGCATCGCCAGCTGCTTTTTCAGTTTTGATGTATTCCAGTGAGGCCTGAGTTTGCTGCTTGTTACGTTTAGCATCCAGCATGGCAAGTGCTTGGTCGTATTGGTCCTTGCTAATTTGGTCATTTTTTCTTAGCGATTTCAGCTCAGACAGACTCTTCTTATAACTATCGCTTGCCTTGCCATAAGTCTTGGAATATGCCGAATCTGCTGACTTGACGTCCGCCTTATACATGCCATCCGTGATAGTGCCATGTTGTTGAACGTAGGCTTTATATAATGCTTGCTGGTCCTTATAAGCCATACCAAACGCGGAGACTTGCGAATCAATGTAAGCCTCAGCCTCATTTAGTTTAGCCTTTTGAGTAGCAGACAGCTTCGAGAAGTCACCGTCAACTGACTTTAAAATGCTCTCCATCGTTTTTTTAGCTTTTTCAAGCTTACTTGTTTGCCCATCAGCACGCTTATCAACACCTTTTTCAACTTGCGTTACCCAGCTATTGCCAGCACTTCCAAAGCTTCCGGATAAGTCGGATAGTGCGTCCATCCCAGCCTTTTTGGTCTTGGAAAACTGTTGTTCAACCAAATCAGCCATCTTACTGTATTTAGTAACCACATCGCTAGATAACTGTTTAGACTGCTTGCCTACCGCGGTGTCCAATAGTGCCATATCATTTTTGGCTTTTTGATGTAGTTCATTAAAGGAACTGATTGCTTTTTGCGAATTTTGGCTGATATTGGCACCATACTCGTCCATCGAAGCACGTTGACGCTTCAACTGGTCACTATGCTCCTTGCCAGCTTTAATCGCAAAGTAAGTTGCTGTTCCCACAGCCGCTACACCTAACACGACCGGGGCGGCAGCTGCAGCCAATGCACCTAATCCGGATACTGTACCTAGTGCTGAACCACCTAATCCTAGCAAAGAAGCTGAACCTGCTTCAGCACCACCACTAAGACCAGCAATGACAGTACTGGCCGCACCGCCATCTTTAACTAAAGTGCCAAATAACGGTGATAGTTTAGCAGCACCAACCAATAATTTCATAGATCCACTAGTTAGTAGCCCTACACCAGAGGTCAATTTTCCAAACATACTAATCAATGGACCACCAGCCGCAACAGCTAAGCCTGTATTAAGAATTAGCTTCTGCGTTGCCGGATCTAAGTCGCTAAAACGGTCTAGCATATTCTTTAACTCACGAATAATGGGCGTGAGGGTTGGTAGGAATTTCTGCCCAAATTCAATTTCTAAAGCGTTCAAACTAGATTTAAATTGGGCCATAGTGAACTGGCTCGTATTACGCATTGTTTTGTTGTATTTATCAACGGTTCCATTGCTGTGTTCGATCTCATTAGATAACGATTTGTACCGGTCAAGATTAGCGTCCATCAAGGTCATCCCAACCTTCATGTTTTCCTGACCAACAACGTTATACATAAATGACTGGCGCTGCTTATCATTCATCTTCTGGTAAGCACCCTGCATTTGTCCAAGAATATCAAAGACGTCTTTCATTTTGCCTTTGCTATCGAATACTTGAATATTGTATTTCTTTAAATCCTTAGCTGCTTGACCTGTCCCTGTTCCAACTCGTGTCATCAATGATGACAGCCCCGTACCAACAGAGCTAGCGTCAATACCAGCAGACTTTAAGCGCCCTGCAATTGCCATAAATTCATATGTTTTAACGCCCATGGCGTGCATTGCAGCACCAGCATTACCACTAATTTCTTTCAAATCGTCTAATGACATGGCTGACTTATGGGTGGCTTCAGTCATCTGATTCATCAAGCTATTACCATTCTTGATTACAGTACTGTTTGAACCCAAGTTCTGGCCAAATTGTTCAAGCATAGAAGCGGTCAGTTTAATAGACTCCCCAGACTGATCGGAATTAGCGGTCATAGTCTTTAACAACTCTGGCATCATTCCCATGGCTTGTTTGACATTGTAACCATTAGAAACCAATTCAAACATACCATCATTGATTTCTTTGGTACCAACACCAAACTCTTTGGACCATTTTAATGTATCTGAAGATAGATTCTTCATAATTGAGCTTGTTTGGCTAGCAGAGTATCCTTGTGCAACAACTTCCTTACGGATATCAGCTAATTGATATTGATAATCGGAAGCGGCTTTAGTTGCTACACCCAGTGCTGTGACAATAGGCACCGTAAAACCAATAGTGGCCTTACTTCCAAGAGAGCTAATCTTTTCACCAGCATTTTGTATCTTAGTACCCATTATCATGGCTTTGTCAGCTGCGGCAGCCATTTCAGGTGTTAATGCACCAACACTCTTTTGCAGCTTGCCTGCTGACAAAACCAGAGCTTGCTGTTCACGTTCAAGGGCAGCATATTTACTTTTAGCTGCTACTACTTGAGCAGAATTATCACCTTCTGCTCGTGACAGACGACCAATTTCACCAGCTGTTGCTGTCATCTCTTGTCGGTTAGCTTGCAACTGCGTTTTATAAGAGTTCAACTTAGAAACTTGAGAAGACATGTGCAGCCCTGCTTGTTCTTGAGCGGCTGATAGCTTACTATAGCTGGCTGCAGTTGTCTCTAACCCTTGATTCAACACTTTTAAATTGGCAGCTGCTTTCGGGCTAACATCCACGTCTTTAAATGTTCGCTTAAGAACTTCGGCTTGTGCAAGTGCCTCTTTAGCGATTAAGTCCACGTTAATCTTGACACTACCAGCAATATCAGCCATCTACACACATCCTTTCTATATTTTCCCTTGCTCCCGTAGCTCTTTCATACGTAACGCCTTGTGTGGCATATCTAAGTTAGCTAACTCAATCGACAATTCGTCTGGCGTCAGCTTGCCGTCGCCATCGGTGTGAGCTTGCTTTAATCCATAAATCAGCTTCATTTGTTTCAGATAAGTTTGCGTATCAGCATCCATATCATCACTAACCTTAGCCAGTCGAAATCTGACAACTTTTTTAAATTGCGTATCTTCATTCAGACCATCTAACATTGTTGTAAATCGTTCCCAACTAAGACTATCTCGATCTAAATCGATACCATATTGTTGTTGGAACCCAGCCTTGATTAACGATTCGTCTTCATCAAAATCAAAAGACCGCTTACCAGACTTGAGCACCTTGGTTCGAATCCGATCGCGATCATTATTGATTTTTGTATTAAATATTTCAGACAGCAGCTGACCCTTGTCCTTAAAACGTAGCTTGCTCGTATCGTCCAATACCAGCGCTTTTAAGCTGACTTCTACACGCTCCGGTATAGTGAGACCTTCATCCCGGATCGCTTTAAAATAGAGCAACACCATGCGAAATGAAAGGTCTAAACGATACCGATGTTTCCGAAATACGATGCTGTTAGTGTTTATCTCGGTAAAACTCATTGTTCATTCTTCCGCAATTCTGTAATGGACTGTAAGTACTTATCGCGATAATCGGAAATATCCGTATGTTGTTCTACGTTAACCATGATTTGAGCGACAACTTTAGCAAATACCACCATGGAATCATTGCAAGTATGATATAGTTCCTTGCCAGCATCCTTACCAAACATGCCATCAAGTAATTGATAAAAGCGTTCCTTAGCTTCAAGCTTATATTTGTTCTGAATATCATCATACATTCGTAAATAGCGTCGTTGTAGGACTTGTTTCTTATGATCTAACGCCGTCATTGGTTCATTAATCATATCTTTTTCCAATTGAGCTTCTTTATCAGTTAACTCAACTGATCGATGATGTAACTCCTGCTGTAATTTCACCTCAGCCATTTTAATATCATTATATTGATCTGTAAAAACAGCAAATGATTTATCAGCAAAACTTGCCGTGTAATTCTTATCACCAATTTCAAACGTCATACTGTCACTAGGAACCTCTAATTTAATTACATCACTCATGCTAGTACCTCCTAATATTTTTAGTGCTATGTATGGCGGATTACTCCGCCACTTGCCTACATACTCTTTACGATAGCGCCATCGCTAGTAGGCAATGATTGAACATTTGATGGCGTTGTTATTTTGACGGGTTGCCGTTGTCAGTTGGCATATTGGCTTTAACGCCAAGAATAATCGCATTTTGACAAGGTGTTTCAGCTAATGCTGCTTTCATTGCCGCTGCATCATCAGCCTTGATAACAGTTGGTGATGAATTGTAGTTCATCGTAGTTTTAAAGCTCCCGTTGTCATCAGCGGCACCACCACCATCGTCAATATCGGTAAAGGTACCCATACCTGATTCAATCGCGTTAGGAGTCAGCGAACCATCATCCTGCTGTAACCATTGCACTTTGCGGAACATCCGTTCACGTTGACCGCCGGTTTTTTGCTTCATATCAGCAATATCATCTTGAGCCGGATTACCAATTGAACGATCCCCTGAGATATCATAACTAGAAGTAACACCAGTAACGGTGTTGCGTTCTTGGCCACCGCCATTCATGTAAGCAGCGGTCTTCTTTTTATCAGTATACTTAGGCGTCACGGTTGTAATCCCATCCGCCAGGTATAACCAGGTTACGGTCTTATCAGCTCCGGTCTTGCCTACCCAGTACTCGTCCAGATAGTTTTCTTGGATCGATCCTAAGACATTTTTGTCATTCGGGTCAGTTGTTGGTGTTGTAGTATCAGCCATTTTGCATTCCTCCTAAATTAAATAATTACTTGTACACTAAAAGCGCCTTGATAGACACCATACTTTTGAGCATCTTGACCATCGTCATCCTGAACAGTGGCTAGAAACTCCGGTGAGGTTGTCATCTTAGCGCTTATGAATTTGAAACTTCCATTCTCACTTTTGATTGATATCGGCGTTGCATTCTCCATGATGTCCATAATGGCACTGAGAGTGTTAATACAAACAATTCCGTGTGGATGTTTAGCAGTGATTGCAAATGCAAAACTACGGCGGCGGCGACCGTCATAATATCGCGTTGCCGGTCCAGCGGGTTGCAATGTATAACTCAGTGACATTCCAGGAGCATAGTCATTGCCAAGTGTTAACGTATCAAACAGCTTAACGTTAGCACTAATATAATCACCAACCCGAACATCCAAATCAAGGTCAACTTGACTCACTACGTCGCCCCCAATCCGTGTGCCACGAGTGCTGCCCAATTGTGACCGTTAACCAAATAGGCTTTATCAACCCATCCCTTCTGTGCCAGCGCATGCTTAGTGTGGTTATAATTCAAGGGCCGATCCGTCACTACTTTGTGATAACCTCTCCGTTGGCCCATTGTATCCGGTGCCTTCACCATTACTTTACCACCGTACATATAGGCCGCATACGGCTCTGTCCAAACAATAGTAACGCCAGTACCGGTTTGAATTCTCGATACATGGCCAGCTAAATCACCATTTAGAAATGGCACATATTGGTCAGAATCACGCACAATCACATCTGCTAGTCGGTTTGTCAGCACATTAAGATTATTCAAACGTGTAACCAATGGTGACAAGTCTACTTTGTTAGTCATTGCAGCACCCCTTCCCAATGATGAACATGCGTGCCAAAATCATAAATGGGGTCAAGACTCTTCACAACTAATGATTGTTGGGTACTCTGTACCTGAATCTTGTCATTCAGGCTAGGTAACTTGTTTAGCGGCGCCGAGTTAGCCGAATCAATAATTAATGTATAAGCGCCAGTAACGACCTGTGTACTAGTATTATTACCAACAGATTGAACTGACACTGAAGTTGTGGGTTCAACTCGTACATGTCTAATCATGTAGTCATCAGATCCATTGCTATCTGGGCTGGTAGTCCATGAATCCTGTTTGGCTTTATTAGCGTCGTAGGGTGTCACTTTGATGGCATCATCTAACAACTCTATGGGAATTGGATCAATAATATCATCCATTTAATGCACCCCACGATACAATAGGCCGGTTGGTCGTAAGTAGTTGATTGCCGCATTGGAGCGTTGTGCCGTACCACGTGGCAGCGTTGTGGGCGCTGACTTCTCATAACTAAATTTGCCTATCGTTACATGACTAATCCCTTTAGCCGATTGTTTAGCGTTAGCTAGCTCTTCAACCCCACCAGAATCAATAAACCATTCAATCTGAGCGCAGACAGCCTTCTTCACGTTAATTCGGTCAGCCTCAAGTGGCAAATCATCAAGATTATGCGAATCGAAATAATAATTTGCGTATTGATTGACCATCTCTTCGGCTCGCATTTCCAAAGGTTCAAAATTTATAATTACTGGTACTTGCTCGCCAAAATAAGTGTTAGCGTAAAAATCTTGATCTACTATCGGCATCTAATCACCTCTAACCAGCAGTTACATTGGCACCATCAGTGGTTGCTGCAGCTTTAACATTTTGTGGATCAGCGGGCTTGGCAGCAAGAACCGTAAATCCCAGAACATCTACCTTGTCACTCACTTGGCTACCGTCCACATAGGCAACCTGATAGTCACCAGTAGCGACAACTGTGCCAGCTGCTAAGCCAGTAATTGCCACACTGGTTGCATCACCAGTCGCAATTGCCGTTTCGTTGCCCTTTTGATAAGCCTTCAATACTTTAGCCATTCTACATTCCTCCTAATTTTAATTGCCTACTTTGCTGTGATCTTCGCACCGTCATTCGTAGGCATTACTTTAACATTAGACGGTGGCATTATTTTGACGGCGTATCAGATGCCACAGCTTTACCCTTATTGGATTTTTTAACCGTAGCATCCTTAGTGCTGGTTACGTTTTGGTTAATAACAGTACCGCCTTCGACATCAAATGGATTAATGACTAACAACTTAGTATCATCATAGATTGCAACACCATAATGTTCATCGGCATTAAACTTAGTGATCTTATGATCCATATCGCGACCCTTTTCAGAGAGAACATTCCGCTTCATGTAGGTACGCATTGCACCCGGCTTAACTGCCACAGCGGAACCTTCTTTGATCTTACGTGACCGCACAATTTGCCATCCGAGTAACTCACCAAATGTGCCATTAATCAAGATGTTGTCGCCTAAATCAGTTGCTCGCGTCCAGTTCTCAGCAGCAGCCTTACGTAGTTTATTGACATCTTTAGGGTTCATAAACAAGACGCCGGTGGTCGGTGAATCATCTTCTACCGCGTATTCACTCGTATCATCATTAAATGCAGCTTCAATTGCATCAACCATATCCAATGACGTAACATCAACGCCAGTACTTAGCGTAAGCCGTGCTTTCATTGCAGTAGCCAAGATGTCATTGTCAATCTTAGATGCGATTGCCATCGTAATTTGTCGCTGACCTTCGCCTACTGGATCTCCGTATCCGGATAGAGCGGCTTCGTCAGTAATCTTGACACCTTTACCTGCTTTCTTAATCGTGAACATGCCGGTATCTGTTGCTAGGCTGGCATAATCAATAGCGCCACCTTCATCGACATCCGTCGCATCTCCGATATACTTGTATCGAGGTACGGTTACATCAGTGCCTGGTCGACCTTCAAGTGTAGTGTCAACAGGTGCAATAGCACTAAACCGGATTGCCTTAGGCAATTTAGCGCTAATCATTGCAGTCATAACTTGTGGATCAATCAGGTTATCTAATACAGTTGTTTCATCTGCCATATGTTATTTCCTCCTAATTATTTGTTAGTTTTGTAACAGCTTGCTTGTAAACATCAGGGTGCTCTAGTTTAAGTTTTGCAGCTTCACCATAGCTAATCTTTGACAAATCTGGCACCGCAACATTACCTTGACCACCGCTAAGATTTTGACCAGCAACGGCTGTTCCTTGTGCGACTTCTGCACCTTTAAACGATGGGTTTCGTGCCAAAACACCTGTTAATGCCTCATCGATTGTTTTAACGCCGTTAGCTTTATTCACCAAATCAGCCTTAGCGAGTGCCAATGCGTCACCCAAATGGTCAGCATCAACACCCTGCTTAAGTGCAGCCACTTGTGCTTCTGCAGTGTCAGCACGACTAGTTTCTTTTGCAAGTTTACTGGTAGCCTTGTCTAACTCACCAGATTTCGCTTCTAACTCACTCTGATTAGCCGCCACATCCTTATTATGTTGTTCAACAACCCCTTTCAAGTCATCTTCATTATCGAATCCAAGCGATTTCAATAATTCAGTACGTGCGTCTGCAGCCACCTGCTCTGTATCAATTGGCGTAGGATTCGGTACTGGATCAGTAGTCGGCACTGGTTCAGGTGTTGGAACTGGATTACCTTCTGCCATATTTATTGCTCCTCTCTAAATTAAGGTATAAAAAATAAGCCTTTTAACGCCATGCTAAGGGCACTACTGTTTTTCTCGATTGTATTGACGTACTAGTCCATGCTTATTAACAAACTTACGAGTAACTGACTGACGACGTCTCACTAATTCTTGTGCAGCCGTAACATCACTTTGATCGCCAAGCTTTTTAGCTGCTATCAATTTACGTTTAGCTTTTCGCACCTCACGTTCAAGTCGTCGCTGAGTTTGTTCTAATTGATACCTAACAGCATTATCATCATCTGACTGCTGTGGCACTGGCATTGAACCGTAGCCTTCGATATATGGAATCGTATAATGTCGGCAATTAATGCCCCCAATGCCAGTAATCGTACCGTATCCCGTTGTTGATTCGAAATCTGGATACTTGTCTGTATTACCGTCCAAAGAATAAACATGGTCTTGATACTGTAAGTGGCTTGGCCGACAACCAATATGTGAACTAACTTTAACTAACGAGCCATACTGACGATACCTAAGTAACTCTGTATCATTCGTAGCACTATTAATACTTGAGTTAACCACTGTCCGCACATAGACATCTGGTGACCATTTTCGACCAGCCTTATCAACGAGTGCGGGTACACCTTGTTCTGCCCATTGCTCACTAGCTTTAGCTATTGCTTTGATGGCAGTTGTACCACTATCAATTGACCGCTTTGCATCACCAACAATTCTTCTAAACATCTGATACGCATTAGCGCTCATATTACGTCTAGCAAGGTTCAGATAATTATCCGTCTCTGTTAACTGGTCATCAACAACTTGCTTAAACTGTTGCGAATCCTTGATCGAATCCACTTGCTTTCCAGTAACCTTTTTAAGCCACTTTTCAGCTTGTTTGACATTATCTTGACTAATTGTACTAAGTCTTGTGTGCAATTGCTTAGACGTATGCTGTGTAGGCGAGACAGTTATTTTAGCAGCATATTGCCTTACATCATCTGCATGATTAAGTAATTCGTTTATCCATTCATTGTCGGTATCATCATGTTTAGATGCTTCATTTCCTATCAGGTTGACAATGTAAGACCAAATCAAATCTTCAACACTAGCATAGTTGTTAGCATCTTCATCCGAATAACCAGATAAGTCCCATGGTTTAAGCATTATCCTCACCATCTTTACCGTTACCACCGACAATATCTTCAATTGAACCTTCAGCGTTTGCTGTTTCTGCATTGATTCGTTCAAGAACCTGTTGTGCTTCCACATCAGTGATCCCATTAGCCCGCTTGATTGCTTCTAGCTGTGTCATGACGGGGTGATTGCCATTAGCTTTCATGTAATAATCCAGATTATCATTCCGGTCTTTGGCAATCGAATCATCAAAGTTAACTGAAATATCAATATCCGTTTGACCTGAATATTGAACATTGGAATCATTTTTAGCCAGCTCCACAATAATCTGGCAAATATGTTCAATTGCTTCTCCAATCAACGTTTCATGACTGTTTTTGGATTGATAAGTATCACTATTCTCACTAATTACCGCTGTCGCTGTGATAACACCCTGTTTGCTGTCAAACGTAAACATATCTGCGCTGAAACCAATTTGTGAAGAGTAGAAATGCAACAAATCATTGATGCCAGCCACAATTGCTTCATTTCGCAGTCCTAATGTAATATCAGTCGGTTTCGCTGACTCACCATCACCGCCACTCATTGTCGTGTTGTATGCCATATAGACATCTTCATTCCAATCAACATAATACCGTGTTTTACCGGTTTGTGGATCAACTTCACGTTTCAATTGATTTGCTGGTGCGGCAATACGCCGTTTCCCTTTGACAAATTCTTGGAATAACAAGTCATAGGCTTCATCTAACTGGCGCAATGTGTCTATGGCGTTAGCGTAGATAGGAATACCCAATGGACTGTCAATGTGCAAGTTATTAGCTAAATTAGGCTTTAAATAGATAAACGTCGGCCGTGAATAAAGCTTTTTGGAATACCTAGTTGGCTGCGGTGACATGTTTTTGAACGCATCTGGCAAGTTACTCCAATCATCAATCTTCACACCCAAATCATCATTGCTATTGGTCGTACTCTTGTAGATCTCGTTAGTCACGACATAGTCTGTATCGGTTTCTTCATGCCATTCCAATAACGTATAGTAATGACTGTCACTCATGAACTTGGAGGCAATGACAGCTTCACTGACACCATTAGCATCTGACGTGATTGGATAGAATGCATCAGCGGTAGCAAATCGAATCTTAACTTTACCACGATCAGTGTACAATCGGATAACAATGCCACCAGTTGCGAACATATATTCTAAGTAACGTTCAAAATTGTTATAGAAATGATTGTCCTTCAAGGTTTGCTGTACGAACTGATTCTCAATCGTTTGATAATCATCTGGTGATGAAGGATCATCGGGATTCTTCGCGTTCTTTGGGCTAACAGTAATAACAGCCTTTTGATTGAATACCAAACTTGCCATCTTTTTGGCGGCAACTTGTCCCATGTTTAATGACATTTTCTGACGATCTAAATAAGAATCGTCGGGTAACTTTTTGTGTATTTTCAACCATTCTGGCGTTGACTGATAAATGCTAAACCACTTAGCAATCAATCCATATTGGTCATCATCCGCCATTATTTTTTTATGATCAGGCACACTTTGTAACTCAGCAGCTAATCCCATTTTAACTAACACCTCCTTTATCCAATCATGTATTCTGTTAAACAAGGCTAGTAACCTCCCTTGTATTTCTTAGTAAAGTAATTAGCAGCGTACCGGCACTCGTCCATTGCATGGTTATTAGCATCGACCGGCTTACCGGTTGTTTCATCACGTACATACATACCAAGTTCTTTAACAAAGTGATAATTATCATAGCTCTGATTTGCTAGTCCACTATCCGGCGTATCAACTAAGACAAACTGACCATCTGCAATCAATGATTGTGCCGCTGAATGCCGACTTCAATTCCTTTAGAGTTACCAACGTGATCATGCCCGTTGTTATCCGCCTTACCAGCTTCAACGCCAACCTTAATTAGCTCTTGTCGTAATGCCAATGAAGCGGGATCCACTAACACCATCGAGTAGTGCAGTTGGTATGTGTTAACACACCACAAAATAAATCTTCTTAATTCTGTGGCATATGTGCTCATTGCCTTTGTTTGTCCGGTCTCCGTACCACTGTGATAATAATTGGCAACACGGTTTAGAACAAACTTAAAACGCCCATCAGGTTGCCGGACGCGGGTAACAATATTGCAACTCATTGTTGTGGCATCATCTTGACCAGCATCACCAGTAAAAAACATTTCAACCGGTTGTCCAATTAAGGTATGGTTAGTCATACTGTCTTGGTCAAACTGGTCATAGATAATTCCCTGTGGCATGACTCTTAATCCTAACCAATCACGCTTGTACAGATATGGATTTTTCTTAAGCTGCGTCTCCATCTCAGCCAGACGCTTGGTTGTCATCACTGGGTTATCAGACATACGCCAATGTAACCAGTGCGCATCACGCTCATCAAAGAATTTGATAATTGGGTCTTGTGGTGCCGGTGGGTTAAGATCAGCAAGATGATAGCGATACTTAGCTGCGGCCGTTCGTCGAAACGTTTCATCAAGGAATTCATGGTTTAACAAGTTGATTTCAGAATACGCAACTGAACCTAATGACATACCACGGATAGCATTAGCACTGTTTGACTTGGCCCCACCTTTGAAGTAAATCTTCTTTTTCCCGCTCGGTAGGTCTAAAGCTAAATGATCGCCACCACGATCACGTCTCAAATGACTAGCACCATCAAATATATAGGCTAGTCCCATGCCATCACCTTCGATAAACAGGTTATAAGCAAGTTCCTGGTTATAGGCGCTGACTAAATGGTTCTCATCCGTTGTTGCCAAATAAAACAGCGCTAACCGGGCATCATCAGCCGCCGTCTTGCCAGCACGAATTGAACCTTCATTCACATCAAACAGATGGTCGAATGGAGAAAAAATAAACGTTGCCTGTTTCTTACCATATTGAATACTACTTAGTGGTGTTTGCATCGTCTTCCTCCTCCTTCGGTACTAACTGTTGTGCTCCTTTAGCTAAAGCTTTAAGCAATGGATTTACATGACCAACGCCTTCAAGTTCATTAGCCTTATGCTCAACAATGCGAGCATCCGCGTTAGCCTTCCTGATTTGTGCCTCCGAAGTTCATCATTACCATCCGCCGAGCCAAATCCAGCCATGGTTAGAATCGTTGTATTTGCTTGTAAGCGTACCATCTCAGACTTAGCATTTAAGGATAGCTGGTGTAACTGTTTGACTGCATCCGGCACATAACCATCCAATGCGATATGGCGGTATTCTTGCTGAGCTTTGATAAAGGTTTGGTTCTTCTTCCAATTGGCAAGTGTCTGTCGTGAACGGTTTACCGTTTTGGCGATTTCTTCATCAGTCAGTTCATCTTCAAACAGCATGATAACAGCCTTTTTCCGCCGTTCATCAAGGCTTTGAAAAGCACCATTTTGTAAACTTTTGTATACTGTCATTACATACCACCACACCTCCGTTAATTGGAATTAGTCATCGTTATTCGACTACGACCCAGTCATCAGCTAGCATATCAGTTTGACTAGCTAACCATGGAACTCGATCCATAGGTGCATTCGGATTGTTCGTGCGTAGCCCAGTCGTGTCAATATAAATGAAATCGTGAGTCATAACCTCATTAAAACGATTATTGGGAGTGTTCAAAGATTCTCCCTTTTTCAATTTAATGAAGATGCCTTTGCCGTTCCAACCTTTACGTGCAACACGCTTACCCAATTTCAACGCCTTAATTGCTTCACCAAAATTCATAATTGCTTCCTCCTTATTTTTCCAAACGAAAAGCGCCATGCTGTTTAGCACGACGCTTCTTGTCCTTGCACCACTTATCTAGCTGGGCATCAGCCTGCACCCATTCAGGCGGCTCGTATCCGTATTTGCTGTGTATCATTTGTGTCATGACATTACTCCTAAATTTATGTACACAAAAAGCCCGGTTCGACCCCGGCTTTAACTAATAGACAATGCCGGCGGCAGAGAGGAGCGCATCACCCCTTATAAATCCGCCGGCAACGTAGCCTGCTGGACTCGAACCCGCGACAACCTGATTAACAGTCAGGCGCTCTACCAACTGAGCTAAGGCCACATGAATGCTAGACGTACAAGCTGGGGTGGCTTACCTAACATTCGATAATACTAATTTACTCCCCTTTTTGACTCATTTACCGGAATCAACACGGAAACTTGTCGGAATTTACTCGGAATTTTGTCGGAGTAAATTTAGCCCTCGTCGTAGTGAGCAATAATCTCTGGCTCATACTTTTTAACGATCAGGTCTTCCACGCCATCCGGATATATCTCAGCGAACATTAACTGGGCTTGTTTCAAATACTTATTAAATGTTTTGTCGGAGATATTCAGGTTAATCATGCACTTAGTTTTGAATACCGTTTAACATAGAGCAGCATTAATAGCTCTGAATATTTCTCCGTTTCTTCATCAATTGTAACAGCTTCAATGACTTGACAACTAAATTAGCCATAAAATCATCGTTAGCTTTACTAACTTGCTTGTCTTCAATATGGTTGCCATAGCTAGGACTTTTAGGCATTCCGTCCATTGCTGGACTTTGCAGGTTGAAATTAACCCTGCGAGCTCGTAGTCGCCACTTCCAATAGTCTTTTAGCACCCGTTCCGCATTAGCAATTGTTCGTTCTTCATCCACGTCCTTAAAAATGCTCTCCATCACTGCCACCCTTGTTTTGACTGTGCTATAATTAATTTTTTGTAGGAATCAATCGTAACGGCGTCAGTGATGGCGGCGCTTTTTATATGTTATACTGGCAACGGTCATACGAGTGGTCCTATGACTGGTCGCCTTAGTAGGCGGCTTTTTGTTTGCTTTAGCGTATTTGGCGTCAGTCATGTTCTTTCTCCACCACATACCCATCTAGCCACGCACGGGCAATTAATTCTTGTTCGTCATAATTCAAAATCAACGCGTCAGTGAATATTTTTCCCAATCGATAATGATTAGTTTTATATTCTTCAATCGTATCTGCCCATGATTTAGGAATCACTGGCAGTTCGGCATACGTCTTCTTGAACACATCGTCGGCAATTGCCCAATGCTCACCGTTAACACCAGTTGCAATCCAGTCATGGAGATTAATCTTCATTTTGCCTTCAAGTTCTGAATAAAACACATATTGTCAACATGTAGGCCGTCTACAATATGGCCACCACGGTCAATTAGTCCGTAACGATTAAACATATCATCACTACAATCAAACTGTTCGGCCTTTATAGTGGCCGTTTTACGATAAATTTTAATCATCGTTGCCATCTCCAATCATCTCCTAGAACTCGATAGGTCCAGCGCTATCACAACCCATGCCACAACACTGATAAAAGCAACTCCATGCCAGAATCCGTCTAAGAAGTTCCCAATGATCATGACTAAAATAAATAAGGCTATCATGCCAAGTCCAATTTTATTTCTAATACTCATTTTCAATCCTCCCCGAACGCTTCAAACGCTCGCTTGCGTTCCTCGTTAGTTGGTTCCTTGACGATTATCATGCTGTGATTTCATCGCTTTCTCGGCATGTTGCTTCATGCGTCGGTGCTTCCGTTTAATCGTTGAACGCTTCTTAGTGTGTTTAGGCATCTTCGTTCCTCCCAAAGGTATCATCAAATATTGCTGGTAAAATTGAATAAGCTTTTAAAAGCTTCTTGATATTTCTCTTCACTTATCTGTTTATCTGGATTGACGTGAAATTGTGTTGTAGTTTGAATACCATTTTTTCATATATTTCAAGAAATAAATCCCGATACGTTTTAGCATTTCCGGATATAGCTCACAATCCTTCCGGTACGCGCTCTTTAATGTACGTGTCAAACTGTCGTTCAATTTCATGACTCTTTCTGGCTAACTGATCCACTGTTTTAATGTGTTCACTGCCAGTCCGGATTAAATACCCACGAAGCCAGTGCAATGCGTCCTCGACGTTTTTACAGTGTGCTAGGGGTACTTCTACCAGCCGATTAATACCAGACTTTTCATCGTAGCTAGTTACCGGATGCCCATGGCTGTCTAATGACATCCTGTTAACCTTAACTTCGTATTTGTCACTAGTCAGATGATACTGGTCAATTTTCATATCAATCATGTTTTTCGTCCTCCGTAATTTCATCTATTTCTACTCGCGGATTTCGTTTATCAACTGCAAATTCGTCCTGAAATCCCGTGATATGCTTTCGATTGTCGTTGCCTAAAAGCCCAGCCTTCATAAAGCCGTCAAGCACAAACTTTTTGGCAAACGCGATATTATCCGCATCTTTTCGGTTGTTCTTTGTGTACCACGTAAATTTAAGCTTGCAAGCCAATTAAATTCGACTCCAGAATCCGACTTGCCGCGCATATACACTACATAAGGCCGTGTACTCTTCTTAGGTTAGCTGCCGCATACCGATTGGCCCGTTCAGCTTGATGTACCATTTAAGCTAGGTAGTTCGCCCTAATCACAACTTTGCTCATACTTTCGGCACCCAACTAATGTAATAGCATTAACGACCCGTTAACATACTGCCTGTCTAATCGAAAACTCTGGGCGTCAATCCTCTCGCATAATCGTGCCATGTTTGATAGCGATCACTTCGTCAGGATTGTTATACTTCTCAGCGCGCCAGTAACCGTTATTCAGTGGCAGGCTATATTTGTGGACTAAATCCTTTACCCGCTGAGTTCAATTGCGTGCTTTCGGCTATCTGCCTGAAGTATGTTTGCCATGTTTATGTCTTGCGAATGGCTTGATATCTTCACGCTCTCCCTGCTTCGGATCTTGTTCATACTGGCTAGGTAGGTCGCATCATCCATTGCTTAGTTCCAGGCTTCACAAGTCTAACTGAAACGACCATTCACCAGATTTGTAGTTATGTTGCGCGAGCCTAAACATTTCCGGTTCTGGCCTATTGCTAGTGGGATCAATGTCGGTCTGTCAGCATTAATTACTAGCACCTGTGTTTCAGTCATGCGTCACCCTCTTTGACCATTGACTTCGATTTCAAAAATTTATTAGCAAAATACTGCTGTCCTTGCCGTAATTAGGGGCGTAAGCGTGTCTTGAACCATGGTTAGTGTGATCACGGTTTCTCTCACTCCATGATCCCAGCTCCATCGCTCGTTGGGTCGGTGATTGTAACGTTTCCCCATCGCTATTAGGTAGCCATGAGTTCTTAGCCAATCGAACAAGCGGTTTTGACCAGTCTCAATGCCGCGCTGACGTAATACCTTAGCAAAATTGCAACGCTGATAGAATCATCTGATCCTGAAACTGCTTGGCCTAATCTAGCTGCCCTTGCAACTGTCATTCTCCAGTTTCAGCTGCTCGTTTCCCTCATCAGAAAACTATATCCACGTTTGACAACCTCCATTGGGCTGTTCCACTTATCTTCAATAGTGATAAAATAACGGCGGTAAATTGCCCTTGTGCGTTCGTGACATCATGGATAACTCCTTTGCCATGCGACGGTCAAGGCATAGTCTTGAATCTCACGCTTGCGCCATTATTTACAACCGTATAAGCGTTACACTTGTATAATCCACACTTCAACAAACATATAAAAGTTTTGATCAACCCATTTACTAAATCGGGTTGTTAATTCCAGCCTTTGTGTAGATCCGGCAGACACCAACTGCCGCCCATCTTTTTCAGTGATTTTAATCAACTATTCATGCGCTCACCTCTTTTACTTGTCATAGGCTAACTTCCTTTCAAGCTCTTGTTCGTAATTAGCGTGTATCTCATTCGTGCAGTTAGGGCACGGCTGTACTACCCATACACCTTCATAATTCAACATGTACAATCTTTGTTCCGTTGCACTCACACATAGAACGATACTCCCTTTGTCTGGGTCGCGCGTAAAGCTGATGACGTGCCCATTGATGCACGATATAGACGCGAAATGATTTTTGGATTATAAACGCTAGCCAAGTCGGCACTGCCTAAGTTGGTCGTGAAATGGTTCGTTGGCGGTTGTTCACGATGCCAAACAACACATTTGCACGTAATCGCTAGCTTCCTTCGGTTCTTGCTTTGATGGCTTTGAATGTTGCCTCTGAGCCTAGGTCGTCAAGTACAAGCAAATCGGCGTCACTTAGTAGCTGAACCATGTTCTGCTCGTTATATCGGCTGTCAGGATGTCCGAAACTGCTTTTGATTAACCGGAACAATTCATTTACGCTAACGAACAAACACGCCATAGATTTATCTGCGTGATCGTTTACCGCTTTGGCAATGGATAAGGCCAAATGTGACTTACCGCGCCCAGGTAGTCCCGTCAATATCGTGTTGTACGTAGTTTTCGGGTTTAAATACTCGCCAGCAATCTTCCGTGCCAGCTTTAGGTTATTCGCTGACTCCGAACTGTTCGGCGGAAATTATCAAAGTTGCATCCATCAGGGTCGGATCATCGAATATCGAGTCCATGGCCAACACGTCCGAGGTTCGGCGCTTATGCCAGTAATCATGGCATGATCAATAATCTTGTGGTTTTGCTGTTCAATTTTTTCTTTGGTACAAACATGCAGAATGGCTGGTGTCCCTGCATGTAAACCATATTCACCCCATGCCGTGGGCAAACTTGGTCACTGGTCTTTAACCGTTGTAGCTCAGGAAAGCTAATTCCTCGCGCACTCTTAGAAGTCGTTTCTGACATACGTTGTGCCTCCTTGATGCCTGACCATCGCTAGTCGCAGCTGGTTGAACGGGCGGTGTCATGTCGTAATTGCTTAACAACCGCCATTATCCAACCAGTTCGCTAGCTGCTGAACGTACTGTCCTGTATCCCCTTAACTTCCAAGTACCGCTTATAATTGCCGATACCCTGAATGATTTGGCTCTTAGTGGCTTTACCAGCGGGTTGGCACCAGTAACGGTAGCCCGATAATAAGCATTCCATGCGTCGCCAAACTTTTCTTGGCGTGGGTAAACAGCCCACACTTCGTTATGGAACTCTTCACGAATATGGTCACGTGGATCCTTATTATCTTTTTCGGTAGTAGTCGGTTCAGGTGTAGTATTAGTAAGTTCTTTGGAGCTACCAGTTGAGCTACTGTCTGGGTTACCAGTTGAGCTACTGTCTGGGTTACCAGTTGAGCTACTACTATCGTTCTAGTAGCCCAACCGGTACTGTAAAGCCTGATAATTTGGTACTGAGGCTTTTGCTTATTTCTTTTGCCAGGGACGTATTTGATTAATCCAAGTTGTACTAGTTGTTCCTAGCCTTCTTTAGCCCGGCCTCGGATAGTCCAGTAAGATCGAGCAACGCAGAATTCTTTAGGGTAAACAGTTTATCTAGCTGATACTCATCGTTCGCGTAGTCCAATAACTCGCGATACAGGTTATTTTGACCAGTTGAGATATCTATTTGATTCCGTTTCAGGTTTCTGTAAGCTCGTCTTTGCTTGAAATAATCCAAATCTACACCTCCTTTATTAATGGGCCTCTCACCCGCTCGGCGGATTCAGTCACTGCTGTTCAAGCCAATTCTGTTTTGTCAATCTATGAGTAAGTCGTCTGCACTAACGACGCTCTCTAACTTTTTGGTACTACGACAATAAGCACAATGTCCGCATTGGATAGGATCTGCTTCGCCTTTAATGACATCTTGAATATGCTGTTGAGATTCCAATACCTGGTTCATAGCATTAGTAAGTCGTACTCTGGTAAATCAATAGCCTGCTTGTCTGGTGGATCCTGTTTGCTTACTGCCACGATGTACGGTTTACACATCACACCGAATTGCTGCTTAATCAACTCTTGATAGACTGCCATCTGAAGTGGGTAGTTATACGCATATACAAACGGTTCTTTCTCACGAGTTTCTGGATTCCAATACGACTTGTATATGTCAGCTGTCGTCTTGAGATCCACGAAGTAACCTTGTTTCAAATTAAGGCAATCAATCTTGCCCTTCCAGGGATAACCACCGATTTCACCAGTTACAATCACTTCCTTATCGCCTTGATAAAGAAGATTAAAATCATGGTCGTCAGATAAGGCTTCAATCATGGATTCAGCAATTTTGAAGTCCTTTTTTAGGTAGCCCTTGCTCGGTCCTCGGCTTGAAATTGCTTCGGAGTGTTCATCAACGAACTTCGTATGAGCTTCCTCGCTCTCAAAATAGCTGTGAAGCCAGTTTCCAACGACTAACGCCGTTGAGTTCATACATGGTTCCCATTTACCCTGCAACTCGGCTAACGCTTCTGCTTCACATACTAGAAACCGTTTAAACACCGTCGGCGACATGTAGGCCCGGTCAGTCCAGTTCTCGTAATAATTATTCGGCGTGAGCTTCTGATCCAATATCGTTGAGGCTGTCGAAGAGGTTTTGCTGGTCGGCCCCGTCTTTGGCAGGTTCTTGATCATTGCTTGGTGCCTCCTTTACAACTGTTTTAACGAGTTCTTTGACTGGTTCGGTAGACTCTACCTTCTCAGCTTTATTCTCTGCTACATCAGCTACCAATGACCTTTTAGTCGGTGTTACGTCCTTCGGATTATCATTCTCATACTCGGAACTCGTCGTGTCGTTAACTGCTTGTACGAACAAATCGTTGTCGCTTGAACTGTTAATGTAGAACTTTGCAGCTCGATTAATTACAGTCCGTTTAGCCATTTCCTCTGGGAACTCGTTTTGAACCTTCTTCGTCTTAGCGTGGCTCCAACTGGTGTCGATGTCTTTTTTAGTCATAACAGTGTAGGTCCGGTTGCCATTCAGATCTTCGACCCATGCGAATGCTCCGATAATTGGCTTGTCTAAGTTCTCAAAGCTTGGCTCGAACTCCTTAACCACTAGCACCCCATTTTCACCGCCAATCTTGAACGTATCGTCTTTGTGGACAACCTGTGCCTGAATATCTTTCACATTTGAAAGACGCTTTACAACGCTAATTGAGCCGAAATAGGAGCGCTGCATGACTAACTGGTTGCCATAAGGAATGAAATAGCATTGGTTTTTAGCTGGGCTCAATCCTTGAATTGCCATGTTCATCAACGCCTTGATAACTGATCCTTGGTCACACTTATCAAGTAATGGTTGGCCCTTAGACGTATCACTCAAAATCAAGTAAGCACTGTTTAATGCATTCCCTACTGAATAATCAGGTGGTAATGACAAGCCTTCATTATTCTTCATATCCTCAATATTGTTATTAACCATCGTAACTAACTCATTACTCATGCTTCTTCCTCCTCTGATACCCAGTGATAGCCCAGACGTGTCATCATCGTGTCCGTGTCGATGTGTACCAGTAGCTCGTCCCATAGACGGGACTGACCAAACACATCAATCAACCATTGCCAATTAGGTTCCTCACCTTGATCTGGATACAAAACACTTACGTCAGTCGAACCGAAAGTGACGATACAAATGGCGTTCAACATATTGGCCTGCATATCAGTCGCCCACTGCTTAAAGTCATTGTTATCGATATAATCTTGGAACAACTGTGCCTTGTCGAACTCGTCACCATCGTAGCAATAGCTATCTGCGTCAAGTACCCAGTCACGTGAGTCGTTACGTTGCTGCCAATGCTCGTTTAAATCTGCCTGTGCTGGTATCATTTCGCCCACCTCCGTACTAAACGTTGTCTTAGCGACTGTTTCGGAGTACAATAGAACTCGAAAATAAAATTATTAAGCGTCTTAGCTGCACGGGTACTTCCAATACTCGAGCAGCTTTTTTCGTACTCAAATTTAGGCTTTAGCGATACATATTGCGCAATGGACGCTTGCAATCCTTCCAGATTATTGATAATGATTGGTACTGGGTGATAGTCCACCGTGTAGTCTGGCAGATTAATTACTTCATTCGCCATTATTCAAGCCCCCGTAATTCGTTCAATTCTGTTTCACTCTTATCCAACATCTTGTACAACTTGGTCAGCGATTCGCCATCACTGATCCAAACACTGTTGATAACATGCTTTAGAAACTTGATGTGATTTTTCACGATTTCTTCCATATATCATTTCCTCCTAAATTCCAAACCAACTAGCAACTTCATGACGCTTGAACCACAATGCAGTTAACACGCAGCCTACTAATGCTCCTTCAATCATTGCTATTTTCTCCTTACGCTCGTATTTGGTTGTCAGACATCCACTTTCTAAAGCTTTTTGTGAAAATGAATCTTTTGTACCCTTCTTGAAATGTGGAAATCCAGGCTGATAGTAATAAAAATCTTTTAATGTATCTACACTGCATCCGAGCATACTAGCGGCTTGCTGTTGGTTTAATCCCTGATCCGGTGTGTAATACTTCTTCACCAGCACTTCCAGTTGTGGCATGATTCTATCAGCTACAGCAACGGCTACAGCATCAATAAACTCAGTATCGTCATTTTGCATTGAGATCATCATCTCTATCACTCCTTCCTATGTTTAACGACTCCATCTTTGAACCATTTCTTCATTCGCTGTTTAAGCTGGTCCTGCATCGATAAATCAAAACCACGACATACATATGCGATTAGGTTTAGCAAGTAAAGCACTGCATCAAAACACTCAGCAACTAATTTCTTTGGATCATCAAAGTCATTTGGCTTCAAATCTTCTTTAGGTATCGTTAGTTCATCAAGTGAATCCTGAATAGCTGCTAATGCTTGGCTTAATTCCGGCATCGTTTTAACAGCCATCGCCAGCGGTTCCTTCATGATTCGGTCACCGTCAATCACCGGTGTTGTTACTCCCACGAATCTGTGTGCCAATTCGATTGCAAAGAACTGATTTTGGTTGGGCAATGCTGCTAAGAATGCAGGAACTGATTCGATCTGAATCCGTGCTTGATCATGTCTTTGTTTGTAAATTAATGTTACCGAGTAGCCTACCTTGCCACTCAAGTTGATGGGCGTTACGCTGTTTTGATTAATGGCATCAGTAAGCATACTGCCTGCAAACACTGAGCTAGACTGTGTTGACATTCCATCACCACCTTTCAGTTTTATGGGTTTAACCTGAATCAAAAACGCCGGATAATATAATTAAGAATTAATCATCTCGTAAAATTCGTTCCGGTCCCCGTCGTGAATCATAGCTATCAGCTCTTGAAGCTCGTCTTCCGACATCCAAAATGTCTTAGCATTAATCAGACTCGGCGACACTGCCGGGAGCAGTTCGATGATTGAATCGACAAGTTCACGTTTGTGATTTTTAATTGCTTGCATGTTGTTGCCTCCGTTCTTTGAAAAATTAATAGTTTTATTTGCTCCTTATGCGATAATTGACATAAGGGGGTGATATTTATGACTGATCAACATGTCGTCCCTGATGGAAAGGGCGGTTGGAATGTTAAAGGTGCTGGTAATTCACGAGCTACTGCCAACTTCAACAATAAAAGTGAAGCGGAAAAAGTGGCCCGTCGTATTTCTAACAACCAACATTCTGAATTAGTTATTCATAACCGTGATGGTAAAATCTCTCGTAAAGATAGTCATGGTCATGATCCACATCCCCCTAAGGGTTAATCCTTATGTGGGTATGCTTTAACTAAATATCCGGTAGCAGGGGTTGCATCGTCAGTGTTGATCTCTGCTACTTTTTTACCTTCTGTCGTAGTAACCACAATTCGATCCCAAAATTTGCTATTTAACATGGTTCCATCAAAATCTGGATCGCTTGCTGGATGAATAATTACAACTGGTGTTTCTTCTTTCTCACTCATTTTGCCGCCTCCTTTGGTTTTGTGTCACTTTTTGCAACTTTTGAGAACAAAAAAAGTGAATCAATTGGTCTCTCAACCCCATCTGATATTTTCTTAGCGACTTTCGGAGATGGTTTCCTTCCATTTAATATTTGAGATAAATATCCATAAGAAATACCGTTCTTACGGGAAAACGACCGTACTGTCTCACCTTTCAGGCTAATTAGTTCTCTGATTTCATCAGAGTTTTTTACAGGAAGGACTACTGCCATGTCCTCGCCTCCTTTCTTGATTACATAAATTATTATAATCTTTTGTTTCACTTTTTGCAACCACTTATTACGATAATATTTCACTTTTTGCACTCTATTGTTTCACTTTTTGCTATAATCCAGTCATAGAAGGGAGTTTGACGCCATGAGTTCAACGGAAAATTTACGTAACGAAGTGTTAAACTTCGGTCCAAAAATCAAAGAAATAAGAAATAAAAAACGATTTACAGTTAGACAAGCTGCGCTACAAGCAGGAATATCTCCATCATTTTGGTCACAGGTAGAAAATAAAAAACGCGAGATTCCCAAACCAAAAACTCTTCAAAAAATGGCAACAGGTCTACGAATTACTGATGATGAGATTTTTAAACTAGCTGGTATTACCAAAGATCAGGATAACTTGCCTATAAAAAACTCTCACTATTATGACTTAACTGAAAAAGATGAAAAAAGTATCGATAAGGAACTTGAAGATATGATGAACGGGCTCGACTCCAAACATTCTTTATCATTTTTCCAAAATGGACAAGAGCTATCTGATCAGGACAAAGAACTGCTCAAAGCGTCCATGCGTCAAACATTAGAATTATCCAAACAATTAGCAAAAAGAAAGTTCACTCCCAAAAAGTATCGTAATGGAGAGGAATAATAGGAGCTGGTTATATGGAACGGTGGATTGAAGAAGATATTGACCACTTAACCAACAAGTTTGGGATTCAAAATGCTTTTGACCTGGCACACGACTTAGGAATCAACGTTCAGTTCAATAACCTTGGTAGCAATATTTACGGCTACAATAATAACTCGCATCGAATCCCAATGATTGTCATTAACAATACAATTGATGAGCGGACACAAGATGGTGTTTGCTATCATGAAATTTTTCATATACGGCATCACAAGGGATTTAATACGCAGTTTTTTGCGGTAAATACGACAAGCTTTCTATCCGATGGTAATGAAACTGAGGCTAATAAGTTTATGCTGGCCATGTTGAAAGAGGAATATGGTTGGAGCAAACAAGAAGATGTTTTAGACTTCTTAGATTTTTTCAAGCTACCGCATGAGCTGGCTTCGCTATTTTAAATAGCTTTGGCTTATATTGGAATCTAACAAAGAGTTTAAATGTTTCATTTTAGATAGATGAGTGGAATTTTATTTGGGAATAAAGATATTTGGAGGAGTTTCAATTGAAAAGAGTGCTAGTTTTAGGAGTTGCAATGCTATCCTTGTTTTTAGTCGGATGTTCCAATAATAGTAAAAACAACAATCATACTAAAGATACAGCTCGTGCAGAAATGGATGTTGAAGCAATATTTGAAAACAAGCAACATAAAGATTTAATTGATAATACCCAACGATCAGACATTGATACGGTCAAAGAGGAGGTTGATAAGCTGCCGACGTCAACGCATAAGAGAACACTCATTAAAGAAATTAATCATGCCTATACCCTGCTGCCACGACTTAAAAAACATGAAAAATCAGAAAGTATTTCTGAATCTGTCAAAGCAGTTCAAGCATCGAAAAAATCAGCTTCAATTAAAGAGGCAAAAAAAGAATATTCCCGCAATACGTCTAATCCTGACGCGTATAGCGGATCTACCCCTGAGGACAGTTCTACATCGTCTTCGTCGACAACAAGTTATGATACTACTGGGATATCCGACATCGCAATCGAAGACACCATCAAACAGCATGTTTCTGATGTAAAGGTAAAAGAAATCAGTGGCGAATACCATAAACCAGTAACTACCGGCATTGATATAAATGTCAAAGACAGTTCCGATTACTATGATGAAGGTGCTTATAAAAAAGACGCCTACCATATTTTGCTAGCGATTAAGGATGATTACGGGTTCTCCGACTTCAAAAATATTACTATCACCTTTTACATGGATGGCGATGCACTGGTAAAAAGTTCCTTTGACCAATCTGCACTCAAACAAATCAACCATAAAGATAGTAACTACTATAATATTGATTCGGTCGCTACCGAATGGAACGCAGATAACTTGAATGCCAAGTATTGACTATAAGGGAAGTGCACAAATTGGATGACAATGAACGCGAAGCTTTAACAATTATGAAAAAAGCATATCAAGATGAAATCGCTTATATTATGGGTGTGAATAATACTGATTTCTCAAGATTTTATTGGGCAAATAAACGACGTTTGAAAATGTATTTCATTAAAATCTTCGATTCTTCATCTATCAAAATATCCGAAAAATATATTTTTTTTGCTACAAAAGATACATCAGACAGTATAGAAATACTTGATTTTGAAAAAGAAACACACACTTTTGAATTTGAAAATATTTCCCATAATAATCAAAAGGTTCTTAATTATCTGGTTTCGAACAAATTTCTTTCAAAAGACATAATACCTAAGATAGTACCAGAATCTATTAATATTACTTTTTTCGTTAAGAACTTCGATATACTCACTCAAAGTAGCGTTCTATCAAATTGTTTAAAGAAATTTGCTGATGCGGAATATAAAAAAACTCATGACCAGTTAATCACTCAAAATAAGATTGAAAAGTTTCCATTAACTCAAACAAAACTATTTGTAGACACTTATCATTTTGATCAAATGCTATCAACACTGAATGATAATCAATTTACAGATGAATTCAATCAATGCTTATTTGCATATCAAAATCAAAAATGGTTTCTTTGCGCTGCTGGCCTAGGAAGCTGTCTGGAACACTTGATGCTCTTAACTTTGAGCAATTATCATAAAGAAACACAATTGGGGCGAAATCCTACCGCCAAAGATTATTTAAAAGCGTTCACCAAGGACCCTATAAAACTAGAATCCAGACAGCAAACATTCATTGATGCTCTCTTTAGATTGCGCAATTCTGTAGATCATCACAACAGTGGTATCACTTCTAAAAGAATCTGCGACACACTGCTCGATGGAATAAGTGATGTTTTCAATGAGTATTATGTCCCCTCAATGAAAAAAAGCTAAAAGTTCGTTCATGTTGTTTGCATCAATAGCATCAACCGACTTATATGTCACATTTCCATTTTCATCATAATCATAGTATCTGAACTTCTCATCCTGTGGAAGGTTATCCAATTGACGCTCATCCCGATAAAATTCTAACGCTCGAATCAAAAGTTCACGTTGACTTTTTGTCATATCAAACACTTCCCTTCTTGTAGAGATTATACAACATTCAATGAAAACAACAAAAGTCCCCTCACCGGGCTTTCACGCGAGCGTAGTTCAACGGTAGAACAGTACCCCTATGAATTGCTAACTAGATACTTTCAGATGTAGGTTCGACTCCTGCCACTCGCATTTAAAACTTAATTGGACCTTTAGCTCAGTTGGTTAGAGCAGACGGCTCATAACCGTCCGGTCGTTGGTTCGAGTCCAACAAGGTCCATTCACGCGAGTGTAGTTTAGTGGTAAAACGACAGCCTTCCAAGCTGTAGTCGCGGGTCCGATTCCCGTCACTCGCTTAGTAAAAAATAAGCACCCTCTTTTTAGGATGCTGGAAAGGACTTATTGTGAAATTTTAAAATGGGTACTAACGTATTCTAATGCCGATGAATCTAATTGCAACCAATGAATATATTCACCATCACTCACATCAACAAGAGGCAAACCTTTTAGTAGATGTCTTAAATTACTTACAGAAATATTCTTATCGACTAAAATTTGATGATACATGTACTCATATTCAGGAATCTTATTTACTTCAATTTTTTCATTTATTTCATAAATACCCTTTTCACTATTACACATTAGTAGGTGATACCCCCATGAAGAAAAAATTTAAAAATGACAATACACACAGATTACCAGGAGACGAAAAGATTCAACTTCAAGATTCAATTAAAGATTTGGTATCAGACGCCAATCGTTATGATTATGGCGATTTTAGAGCTATTAAGCGCTCTGCTGTTACCCTTCGCCTATTATTTTACGACACACGCAAACAAACATGTTTGTTAACCCATTTAGGTGACAAAAATAAAATAATTATGCAATCATTCCGAGAGAGAGTGACATATGCTAAAGGTCTTAGCTATGGTGACATATACATGGCATCGTTTCGATCTCATACTCATAATGAATACTACAACACTTTTCTATTTAAGCCAAATAAAAGCTTGAACGCGTATTTTAAGGAGAACTTTAATAAATGGTGGAATCAAAACCTATTTTTTATGGGTGATCAATCTAAACATACTAAACTAACACGTCATAAGTTAATTACCACTATTGCCAATCAAGATGGAGGAGCCCATTTCGACGAAGACGTGGATACTTCATATTTAGGCCTAAAAACCGGACAAACCGGAATTTCAATAAAGCCCACTCCAGGTGCTAGCGAACTTTTAGGTTACGATGTATCAGGCTATGACCATAATATAATTTTTAAGGATATATCTTTGGCATATATGCGTGAAGTCGTTCACGAAGCTATCCTGAGTTTGATAGATTATTATTCTTTAGAAAACATCATTTACCAGCCTAATTTTGATTATAATTGGCAAAGAAAATTAAACACTATAGGTGGTCACTTTGAAATTGCGCCTGACGATCTTAATAAATAAGCTTGTTTGCAGCGCTAATGCATACCCCATTACGGGGTATATATTTTCAGTTCACAAGAACATACGTTCAAGTAATTCTAATTGGAGGAATGATGAGTATGCCACGACAATGGAAACCTTTAAAACGTCACCCTGGAATCTACGAATATGAAACAAAACGAGGGAAAAAATATGGGATTCGCCGTTCTTATACCGATATTAATCATAAATACCGCACTTGGAGCAAATCTGGTTTTTTGGCTTGGCGAGATGCTGATATTGAATTAAAAAAATTCGAAGTAACACTTGGAACTGGGCAAATCACCGCATCAATTTCAGACACAATTACGCTTCAAGCTTACTTTGATAAAGTTCTAAAGCGAAATATCGACTTAAAACTTTGGCGACCAGCTACCATTACTCAGAAAAAAAACTACTGGAACAATCAATTAAAGCCTGTTTTCGGTAATCAGAAAATCAATGAAATCACTAGGCAAAGTTACCAAAATTTTATCGATCAAATGATCAAAGATGGTTATGCCAAGAACACTATTATTACAACCAATTCTGTAATGCAAATATTGATGAATGATGCTGCCCGGAATGATGTGATTGTGAAAAACAAGTTGAGCGGTATCTCAATTGATGGTGGTAAATCACCGTCATCAAAAACAATCACTGAAAAACAGTATAACCAACTCATGGCCGTAGCACCTAGTGTCTTGTCAAAGTACCAATACTGCATGTTAGCCCTGCTAACGCTTGGGGAACGACGTGAAGAGCTTATGGGACTGCAATTCAGTTCTTTTAAGTTCTCACAATGGAATGACGAAGAAGTTTGCGCAATACAATTTAAGAAGGGGCGTACTAATGCAGAACCAGACGGCGGTGACTTAAAGAATAACTCAAGCTACCGCACAATATATGTACGTGGCGAAATGCTCAATATTTGCCATTACGCCATCACCTATAGTCAAAATATTTATTCAAAGACCCATAGAAACATTAATGATGAAAGTTTTTTATTTGTAAATGAAAAGACAGGTATGCCAATGGGAGTACAGCAAGCAAATAAGGTTTTGAATAAAGTGGGTGAAGCAGCTGGAATTCATATTACCCCTCACATATTCCGGCATTATTTTGCTACCATGGCACTCACCAACGGACAAGTTGCAACTGATGTCATGCACTGGTTAGGCCACTCATCTTTGCAAATGACTCAAAGTTACACTCGGGAAAATGTTCGTGGTGCACTTAATGTCTTTAATGGCATGGCTCCTACTCTACTAGGAGATTCAGACGATGAACACCAAAGTTTGTGA